GACCAGCGTTTCGCGCAGGCCGAGAAGTTCGCCACCACCGTTGGCCAGATCAAGGACCAGTGGTCCGAGATCATCGAGCTGCTGAAGACGCCGTTGTTCGATCCCATGATCAAGGCGGCGCAGCTCGTTTTGGATATCACTACTGAAATCGCCGACAAGATAAAGGAGGTTCAGAAAGGGCCGGAAGCCATAACGCCGCAGCAAGGCGGGGCGCCGAAATCGATCTGGGATTATTTCAGCGGTCGCGGCGGCGCGAGCGTGTCGGAGGACGTCAAGAGAGCCCAGGACGAAAACACCGAGGCAATCAAGAAGAACACTGACAAGCTGAACCAGGTGTTTCCGGGTGGCAGCTATCAGCCGTCGGCTTACACTGGCCCCGGCATCGGCGGCGGCGGTCTGTTGCAGAACGCATCGTTCACGACCGGCGATGTCGAGGGATTCCATTCGCCGAGGTTCGGCGGAGTCGGTGGCTCGTTTGGCGGCGGTGGATACGCCAACCTTGGGACCACCTACGGCGGAGACAGCAGCGGCAGCAGAGGTAGTGCCGGTGGCGGCGGCGGCGGTGGTTCGGCCAACTATGGCAGCGACACCGGAGGGCCGACAGGCTCACCGGCATCGGGCCCGCAGGGCGATCCGACCGTGCCGTCCGACATCCTTGCCCAGGCGAAGCACGTCGCGTTGGAGGGAGGACCCGGCGCCGTCGAGCGCTTCATGGCGCAGCAGGGTTATCCCAAGGCCGGCAACTGGTGTGGCGAGTTCGCGGCCTCGGTGGTCAAGGGGGCCGGCGGTACCCCTCCCAAGGGTGCAGCGGTCGCATCGAACTGGCGAAACTGGGGCACCCCGGTTGACACGCCGCAGCCTGGTGACATCGCGGTCCGCAAGGGCAGTTATCGAGGTGGCGGTTATGTTCCGACCGGCGGCACCGGCAGCCATGTCACCGTCGTTGAGAACTACGATCCGAAGACCGGGAAGTTTGTAGGCCTCGGCGGCAATCAGGGTCGCTGGGAAGGCAACTACGCTGCCAGCGCCTACGAGTTTCGCCGCGCAACTGGTGCGCCGCCAAACGGCCAGACTGCGGGCCCAGGCACTGGCGCTGGCGCTGGTGACACACCGGCCCATGCGGACGGTGCGGCAGCTGGCGGTGGTGGTGGCGGCGCCGAATATCCGAGGCAGCAGCGCGCGCCACTGACATCGCAATTGCGGAGCGACCCGCAGCTGAAGAGACAGCTCGCGGCACTGGCCACTCTTGAGCACGAGAGCGATGCCACGGCGGTTGTCGAGAGTCTGTACAACCGAACAACGGCACTGAATGAAGTAAGGGCGAAGAAGGGACTGCCGCCGGTATCGCTCAGCCACATGATGTATGGCGGCTTCTACGGTCCAGCCAAACTAATACCGGGCCGGCTTGCGCAGCTGGAGCGCGATCCGGCGCGCATGAAGAAGATGATGGACGCGATCGACGCGGCGTCCACAAGCAATCTCCTCAAGGGCGCGACCGATCAGGGCAGCGGCAACGATCCGAACGTCTATTGGCCCGGCGGGAAGATCGCCCGTGGCGGAGAAACCTACAACGACTGGGGCGGCGGCGCTGGCCACGAAGGCAACAGGCAATTCCGCGAGCGGCAGCAAGCCGCCATAGCCGAAGCAAATCGCAACCAGCTCGATAAGTCGCAGGTGGCGACACAGAAGGTCGAGGGCACCGGCAAGCTCTCCGTCAATGTCAACGCGCCGAAGGGCACCAACGTCGGGGCTGAAGGCGGCGGCCTGTTCAAGAACGTCGAGGTCAACCGGCAGACCCAAATGGAGCCAGCTCGGCGCGGCCCTGCACCAGCGACAGAGATGATCTCCACATGACGACGATCATGCAGCTTCCCACGGCTTGGCGTGACCGGCTGATGCCGGCCTCGTTCAACGGCGCGCGCTTTCATTGCGACGCCAATGCCATGGAGAGCGGTCGCAGGATCGTCGAGCATCAATTCCCGAAGAAAAACCTACCCTACGCCGAAGACATGGGCCGCCACGCGCGGGAGTTCACGATCCGTGGCTATTGCATCGTCTATCCCTTCGACAGGGACGAGCTGTTTCGGAAAGACTATCGCCAGCCGCGCGATGCGCTGATCCTGGCGCTGGAGGCCGAGGGTCCTGCCACGCTGCAGCTGCCGACCCGCCCGGCGCAGACGGTGGTGTGCACCCGCTTTCGCTTCAGCGAGGAAGATCGCTTCGGCGGCTTCTGCACGTTCGACATGACCTTCGCTGAATACGGTCTCCCGCCTCAAGACTACGCTGCGGGTGTCGCGACGGCCACGATTGTCCAACAGGGCAGTCAAGCTTTGCGCAACCAGGCTGTGCGGGCGCTCTCACCGCAGTCCACTATTCCGGTGATCGCGGCATGAAGCGACAGGACGCAATTGAAGCGGCGCCGCTGGTCGACCGCATGCTGCAGAACCTGTTGGAGACCGTGCCGCCGAAGGGTCGCGCTGGATCTGATGTGCGAACCGCGATCGGCGATGTCAGAGCCAGTGCATTCAAGCTGCTGATCTATGATGCTTTGGGCCCGCCGCTGGATCAGTGCTTCGACCAGGCGCGCCAGGCTGGCGCTACGGTGTGGCAGATCGAGACGGTCCGCAGGTTGCTCGACCAGGAGCAACCGATCTCGCTCGGGGCCACATTGGTCAGGGACGTTGGCATTCGGTTCTGCCTGGCTACCGAGTCCCGCATCATCTCCGACATGACCTTCGTCAGTCGGCAGGATGTCAGCCAGATCAAGCAGGCCATCGCACAGCCGTTTGCCGATGCCGAGGAGATCGCGGCCGACTCTATGGACCAGATGACCTTTCAGGCGCTGGTTGCGCTGCATGGTGCGGTGACCAATCACCTGGTGCAGACGGCGCGGCCTCTGCCGCGCATGCTGAACTATCAGTTCTTCACCCCGCTGCCGAGCCTCGTGATGGCCTACAAGCTCTATGACGACGCCTCGCGCGCCGATGAGCTGCGTGATGAGAACAAGATCGTGCATCCCGCATTCTGCCCGATGGCCGGGCAAGCGCTGTCCGCCTGACGATGCCAAAGCCTCAAGAAGTCGCCGTTCTGGAGGTCAACGGATCGACGTTCCAGGATTGGGAGACGGTGTGGGTTCAACAGCGCTGGGCCGATTCATTTACCTACTTCCGCTTCACGGCAGCCGAACGCGATCCGATCTTCACCAAGCAGGGTTTCCCGCTGTGGCAGAAGCTGCAGTTCAAGCCTGGTGATCAGTGCAGCATCACGCTTGCCGGCCAGCTTGCCGTCACCGGTTTCATCGAGACGCGGCAGGTCGCCTATGACGCCAACCAGCACGGTGTGATGCTGATCGGCAAGAGCGCGACGGCGAACGCGGCCAAGTCGAGCGTCGATACCAAGACCGGCAACTTCGACAACAAGAACATCGTGCAGTGCGCCAACGAGGTGTGCGCGCCCTATGGTGTCGGCGTCAAGGTGATCGGCAGTCCAGACCTGACCCCTTTCCCAAAGCTGCAGAATGAAAAGGGCGAGCTGGTCTGGGATTTTCTGGAACGCATCGCGCGGCCGCGCGGGGTGGTGATGGGCTCGGATTCGTTCGGCAACTTCCTGCTGATCGGACAACACAGTTTCCCGGCGGTGACCGAACTGATCGAAGGCGTGAACATCAAGTCATGCCAGTGCATCATCACCATTGAGCACATCTACGAAGCCTACGAGGTGGGTGCGCAGCATCCGGCCAGCGACGATAATTCCGGCACGGCGGCCAGCGAATTGAAGGGTGTTGCGCCTGGGATCGGCCTCGGAGGCAGCAAGCTGATCACACCAGCTGAACAGCCCGTGAAGACGGACGGTGAAGTGCAGGCCCGCGCCAACTATGAACGGCTCTGGCACGACGGCACGCTAGTGCAGTGCACGATCGTCGCTCAAGGCTGGCTGCGCGACAGCGAAAACCTCTGGCGGGCCGGCGACGAGGTGCACGTCTACTCACCGATGGCGATGCTGGATCATCAGCTGAAAATCCAGAACGCAACGTTCACCCAGGACGACAAGAGCGGAACTCAGACCACGCTCGACCTGGTCAGTCCGGAATATCTGCGTGGTGCTGGCAGCGTCAACGTCGGTCCTGGGCTCGGTACCTGAAGGGAGAAGGCAATGCATCGCGCCACGCCACTCAACACATCGATGAGGGCCTATTGTTCCGGCGGCGCGCGCAGCGTGGTCGACAAGGCCGACGATACCAAGCTGATGCAAGAGATGGGCGGCAACTTCATGTACAACGAGACCCGCCAGGCGATCGAGGCCGCGCAGAACTACGGGTTCACCAGCGTGGTGTTCGACGCCGAGAAAGACGCGCAGGGCAAAATACAGGCCAGCGCCGAATGCTTCATGTCGTTCATCGGCGGCAATCGCTCGTTCCCGGCAGCCGGTCCAATGGACGACCGCCGGCATCGCCTGTTCTCCCTGGAGACGGGTGACACCGCGATGTTTCGCGGTCGCGGCGACAAGCAGCAATTCCACATGACGGGGGATGGCGGCTTCTGGTCTGCGCCACAGAACAAGACGGTGCGCATGCAGCTGGTGCCGTCCGACAGCGAGAGCAATTCGACCCAGCAAAGCGGTGGCCAGGGTAGCCAGGGCGGCGCTGGCGCTCAGCTGCTTGACGGCTCGTCGGGTGGCAGCTCCGGCGGCCAGCAGGGAGGCCAGCAGAACAAGGGGCAGAAGGCGATCTACAAGGACGGCCAGAAGTCTCACCGGTTCGTGGATTGCACCAAGGACAAGACGCGCATATCGGGCACCCAGTGCCACATGATGCTCGATGACGGCAAGACCTATGTCCATGCTCATTCCGATAAGAACGTCTATGTCGGCGGTGAGGCCGGGAACGGCTCTTTTGACCTTCTGGTGACGGTGTCAGGCCCCTGCATCAACAGCAAGGGCAAGATCGGCGGCTGAGCCATCATGGCCACCTACAACGTGCCGGACATCCGGCTGGTTCAGGCGAACTTCTTCCCGAACCAGCAATCGGTGACGGTGGATTGGCTGCTCAAGCCCGATGGCACGCTCGACGACACCCAGGCGCTGGCCACGGCGGTGATCGTCGCGCTGGGCACCGATGCGCTGGCTGCGCCAGACGACATCCTGCCAGACCCAGATTCCAATGATCGCGCCGGCTGGTGGGGTGATCTCGATGCAGGATTGATCTGGAACGGCTGGCCGATCGGCTCGAAGCTTTGGCTGTTGCGCCGCTCAAAGATCACGCCCGCCGAAGCCAGCACGGGCTCAACGCTGGCGTTGGTCGAGACCTATATCCGCGATGCCATTCAGCCGTTCGTGGATCGCAAGATTTGCTCCAGCTTCGACGTGTGGGTCACGCGCGTCGACAAGCAGCGCATCGACGCGTTGCTGAGAATCTATCGGGGCCCACAACCCGAAATCCAGCTGCGCTACGCCGTGCTCTGGGACGCAATGGTTCCAGCCTAAACCACACCGGGAAATCTTTGAATGCCGTGGTCAACGCCTGCGTTGCGGGACGTGAGGTCGCTCGTGCGCGACTCCGTCAACGCATCGATGCCTGGTGCCGATGCCGGTGTGCCCAACAGCGTGCTGCGCGTCATGTCGGACAATCAGGGCGCGCTCTGTCACCTGACCCTGCAATACATCGACTGGCTTGCGCTGCAGCTGCTGCCCGATACCTCAGAGCAGGAATGGCTAGATCGTCACGGTCAGATTTGGCTGGTCAATGCGGATGGGTCTAAAGGCCGCAAGCTGGCGACGCTTTCGTCTGGGACGGCAAGCTTCCTGGGTCTTGTCGATGGCGCCGTGGTCCCCGCTGGCACGCAGCTGCAAAGCGGCGTGAATATGCCGGTCGGCTTCCAGAGCAACAACAATGTGGTGACCTTCGAAACGCTGGAGGACATCACCACTTACATGGCTGCGCCGGTCAACGGCAACATTCGTGCGCTCGATCCCGGCTCTTTCGGCAATGTTGATTCCGGCACCAGCCTTTCCATAGCGTCGACTATCCCAGGCGTTGAGGGAATAGCCACCGTCATACAGCTCCACGGCGGCACAGACACCGAAACCGACGACGAGCTGCGCGCCCGCATCCTGCAGCGCATCCAGCAACCGCCCATGGGCGGCGATCTCGATGATTATGTGCTGTGGGCACTGCAGGTGCCGGGCGTCACCCGCGCATGGTCCGCGAACGAGATGGGTATCGGCACCATCACTTTGCGCTTCCTGATGGACGATCTGCGCGCCGATAACGACGGCTTTCCATATCCGGACGACGTTACGACAGTTTCGAACTACATCAACCAGAAGCGGCCGGTGACCGTCAAGGACTGCTTCGTGCTCGCCCCGATCAAGCGGTTCATCGACATCACCATTGCCAACCTCGTTCCGAATACCACGGAAGCTCAAGCCGAGATCGAGCAGAGCGTCCGAGAGATGCTGTTTGCCAGGGCGGCGCCGGGACAGACCATTTTCGCCGCATGGGTCAACTACGCGATCATGAGCGCACCCAGCGTGCAGTCGTTCGATCTGGTCACCACTGCCGATTACGTGATGCCGACCGTCGGCCACATGGCCGTGCTCGGTACGATCTATTATGAGCCACCAGGTTCGCCATGAGCGACCGTCACATCCGCCGATCCGGTGACGATTATCGGGATGCTTTCCTGACCCTACTGCCGCAGGGACAGGCATGGCCGAAGCACTCAATCGACAGCGTGCTGTGGCAGGCCAGCGATGGGCTGAACCGGTATTGGGGCTTCGTCGATGGCCGCGCCGCCGATCTCTTGGAGCGCGAGAGCGACCCGCGC